GGGAGTAAAGAAACATTTTGTGATACTCGGCTATACCAGTTCATTAGTACTCGTCTTCATCAGGATATAGACTATAGGTTTCTTCATACTCATCTTCATCATCCTCTTCTTCATCAAAATGATGAGAATCTTCTGGATTTTCTAAATAAAAACCTAATACTTCTCTAACCTCTCTATCATGCTCAAAAGCATCATTAATATCTTCGACCATAAATCCTTCATTGATCAATAGATCAACAAGAATATCAGCCAACTCATCAGTGCCAGCACCACTTTGGATGCTGGGCTTTAGGGTTTTCCATATTTCATTAATCAATGATAAGCTCATTATTTTTCCTTATGTCTCGTCAGTTTCCTCTACTACTTCATTACTTATCGTAGGTTCTGTCGTGGGTTCTACTGACTGGCCATATTCGCTCATTACCGAATCTAGACAACCATCATCATTCTTTTCCCACGCTTTACGGAACTTCTTGATAACAGTACCATCATTCATTGTGTACAATAATGAATTACCTTCTTTCTTAATAAGACCAGATCCTTCAAACAAATCTAATAGTCCTGAATAAGGATTCATTCCTGTCTCATAAGGGATCTTTACTTGTACACTTTCGAATGGTTTGGCATAACGAGTTTTCATCACTTTACAAGCGGCACGAATACCGTTTACTGATGAAGTCTTATTACCATCCAAATCTTCTTTCAACTTCAACTTCTTCATTGCTACCACAATACTTGAAGCATAAATGAATCCTTGACCACCAGAAATCTTATCATCTGGATCAAACATATCCTGTGAAGCATAAGTGTGGTTTGTTGCGATTAGTCCAACATTATATGATCCGAACATATTTACACAGTTACGAACCAATGCTGTCAATGCCTTTGGTTTACGACCCATATCACCTTTCAAGTCACCACCCTCGAACTGATTTACATCGGTAGGAGTCAATAACATACCAAGTGAATCGACTACAAATAACACTTTAGGTCTCTCTTCTTCGGGCATTTCTCTGAATCCCTTCATAAACTCACTGACAGTTTTAGCAACATCATCAATCATTGCCATATTCAATTTCAGTAGTTTACTTTCATCTGTATCAACACCAAGACGCCGTAGCCAATCTTCATCTAAAGCATTTTCAGAATCGATTAGTACTACAAAAATACCTTGATCTTGAGCATGTTTTACCAGATTGCCAGAACAGATGTATGATTTACCTGCACCTGATTCTCCAGCAAACACGGTTACCTTACCAAGAGGTACACCATTGTTAAAGTCACCTGAAATAAGATAGTTTAAGGCATAGTTGCCTGTAGAGATCCAATCTGTTGGATCGTTGAAGCCAATACTAAGACCATCAATACTCTTAGTAATTGACTTTCTGAATTTTGAAACATCAAAAGGTTTAGCCACGATTTCTCCTTATATTTTACTTTGCTAAGTATACTTTACGTTGATCCTGTTTGTCAAGTATTTCTGGACAAGAGTTTGCCAAATCTTCAATATCCAAATCATTTGGAAAATGTTTGATAGCACTTCTCGCTCTTTCTCTCACTGCACTAGGTACACGAGGTGTTTTGCCTGGATCACAAAGTTCTTCTAATAGTTTTTTGCCTCTTTTCAAGGCCGCATAACGCTCATTTGGTAACGTCATTTTTATTCTCCTATAAATAGCCCGAATCTCACGGGCTTGTTGTTTTTCCACCTACACGGTATCTAGGGAACAACTAAACCGCTGTGTGGACGTTATTGTGACTGACGGGCACGAATCATTGCCAAAATATCATCAGCTTTCGATGCTGATTCTGTTGGCACTTCTACTGGCTCGCTAGTCTCAAATGGAACATCATCGTTTGTTGTTGCCGCTGGAGCAGGTGCTGGCGCTGGTGCCGACACTTGTGCTTCCTGTGGAACAGCACCCGTTGATGATGTCGGAGCATCAACTCCATATGGACGATAGTATGCTCCCCATCGTTCTACATCATATGGCTGACCATCTACAGACGCTTCGAACATTTCCTTGATGACTCGTAGTTCTGCTTCACTTGGCTTCTTCGGCAAGAAGTCGCTAAGATTGAATAGACCATGAGCATCAACTGCCGCTTGCTCTGCTTCTGTCAACGCTGACTCACGACGAGACCAGTTTGAGGTTGAATAATCGGCGTAACCACCTTTTGATGTTTTCTTGACATTGAAGTCAACACCACTTTCATAATCAGTTGGAAGATTTTCCATCTCAGGATCCATCAGTGAGTTCTTAATCACTGTAAAGATTTGAGGACTGATGATAAACCGACGAATCGGATTCGCTGGAGTTTGATCTTCACCAAGAGGGTTCTGTCGTACAAAACCTTGGAATAGATATGAACGCTTTTTCCAATACTTACGACCCATATCTTCTAGTGAAGAGTCCTTGAACCAAGTACGAACTTCAGCGAGAACAGGACAGTTTTCACCATACATTTCTACACATGGTACCTGTACAATAGTGTTTGGCTTACTGTTAGGATCGCCTTTTACACCATTGAAGGGTAGTTTCAGTACTTGACGCTCAACCCAAAAGAATGTGTTGTTAGGATCCGAATCGGGTAAGAATCGAAGAGTAGCTGTTGTACCTTCATCCATATTCCAATGTGGATAGATAGCGTTATCTGAGGGGCCTGAATAGGCTTGGCTTGTTGATTTTGTTTCTTGTTGCGCAATACGAGCGCGGATTTCTGCTAGACTTGTCATAATATTTCTCCTAATTGTTTAGTTTCTTTGTTTAGCCTAAGTGAGTTTTTATGTTTTGCTGTCGGAGACAACTAACATGACGATTATTATACTAGATAACTCTCATCATGTCAATTGTATTTAGTGTTTTTTAGGTAAGTAAATATATTAATATTTTACGATTTGAGTAATCTGATAATATGATCTAACTCAGAATCTTCATTCATTTGTTCTTTTCTTTTTTTACTCTTTTCTAATTCTGCCGCATCTTTGTGCATCTGTTTCCATACACTAGGCATCTTTTTTTTGTGATTGTCAAGTCTAGCACTAGCATCATCTGCCGCTTGCTTTTCCCAATCTTTGCTTTCTCTTTTGGGTGCAACTAACTTTTCACCCGCTCTTAATGCATCCATACATCCTTGTACATCACCATCCTGCCAACACTTATCTGCCTTGGCTAAATGCTTTTTAACTTTAGGATTATCACGATGACCTGATAGCTCCTCATAACGATCATAAATCTGATCTTTGACTGAATGGCTTTCATCAAGTTCTACTGACTCTAACATTTCTGCTGGTTTACCTTGATCATGGTTTGTGTCTAACGAAACTCTTTCTTTCGGATGTTCATCACGAATCTTTTTCAACGCTTCACTCTTGTTTTTAGCCTTGGTTTTGACAGTCATAGAATCACGACCATCACCTACCTTTACAAAAAAGATCTTTTTTTCTTCATCGTCATCTTCATACATTGATTCCATCTCTTCAACTCGAAAGTCCCAAACATAAGTAGCATCGGGCATGGCCTCTTCTAAATCATCATCGTCGATACCCATCAAATCACCGTGAGACCTAGACAACTCCTCAACCTCATAGGGTATGCGTTCGAGGTCAATGCCATCTACTGGGCCATCATCAACAGGCAATGGTGTAAGTTCAAAATTAGGCTCATCATCAGAGTAGATAATCCACTCTGAATTGCGCCAAATTGCTTTCCCGCCTCCCTCGAAATGTTGCTCAGTACACCAAGTACCAGGGATAAGTTTCCAAGCTCGTTCTGAATGATCTTCCTCTTCATCGTCATCGTAATCTTCGTCTTCACATAGATATGGAACATCTAAATAAACAACTTCACCATCTACAACGGCTGTTTCACCAATGTTTGATTCTAACATTTCAACGCTTTCCCAATCTAATCCCTCCAATAAACCTTCTTTGTAAAGTTTTCTGGCTAGATTGAATGTCTCAAAATAAGCATCACTATGAGTACGAAAGATACTATCACATAATGGAACACCACGCTTTACATGTTCCATGATCGCTTCACGGGCTTCTACACTATGCCCTTCAAATATCGCTTCTTCTTTTAGAATCTTATTTAACTTGTCCATCATTATTCCTTTTCTATTATTTCTAATATTAAATCACCATCACCCTTCAATAATCTATGATAATGATTCTTTGTAATATCTATCGTTTCACCTTTCTTTATTTCAAAAGGTATCTTATTATCGTATTGAAATTTCCAACCCTCGCCTTCCAATACGGTTACTTGTCTATCACGCCGATCACGATGCCATACTAACTCTTCATCGTCTATTGAAGATTTGAAAGTTCTTCTAAACTTATTCTCGGATAGTGGTTTATCCTTGTATGGATTCACCACCATTTACCACCTTTTACGAGTCCGTAGCGGGGCAGGCGACAACTCCAATATCCCGCAGTCATCTTATCGTTCTTTTTTTCGCATTGATGACGGGCTGCAAATGATTTGGCTCTATTTTTATTTTGAGATTTAGTTTTCAAACCTTTATCACCAAAACTAATCTTCTTTACTTTTCCTGTCTTTGGGTTCTTCACATAGACATAATACTTTTTACTACCGCCTCTTTTAGGCTTGTTAAGTTGAACCTTCTTACCTTGATATTCGGCTTCATCAAGTTTTTTACCTTCATTGATTTCAGCACCAGTGTAGAAACGTCTAAGTTCTCTATCTAACCTTCTTACATCTGAACTACTATCAGCATTGAAGACT